TCATGACGTCAAGTTGATGATGTTATTACAATAAGATTTATAGCGATAATGCTTGCTTTTTAACAAGCACTATGATATTATAATAGTGTCATTTAAAAAAGGAGGACAGCATGGCAGATTGGAAAAATGTAGAAATATATAAAAATCAGGTTCAACATGATACAGGACGAGCAGTTTTAATTAAGTGCCCGAACAACAGCCAATACGCCGGCTACTGCTTTTGGCATCCGTCGAAGCTAGTTAGACAAGTTTATCGCGATCGGTCAAAGCTATCAATCGGATACACAGATGAATTTCAATTTCATCTGGAAAAGAAGGGGCAAGGTCGTTATAATTTCAAAGATACGATTGCTGAAGCGGATATCGACGCTGAAGAGTTCGAGCAGATGTATGAATAACGTTTTTTAATAAGAAAGGACAAAATCATGAGAGTATCAGTTTACAGAAGATTACAAGAACAGAGAATAATAGAGTTGTCAAGGCTAGCGGTTTCAGTCGGCTCGCTAGTGATTTTAAGCTTAATCTTTATTATATCTTTTGGATGCGCACTAGCTAAGTTTAATTAGCCTCATCCGGCTTAGACGCCTCTTCTACTACTGTAGAGGGGGCGTCTTCTTTTGGTATAAAGCCGTAATCTTTAGCACTTTCAGGATAGTAATCGATGAAGTCTTTATTGGGCGAGCCATCAGGATTGTGAGGTTGAATTAGCTCATGAGCGTGAGCTGTTGCTTCGTTAGTCAGTCGGTTGTCTTGACTAATAGTGCTAATGATTGTGTTAGACGAGTTGGATGTAGACTGCCTTTCATCACGTTCAATCACTCTGTTATCTAGCGTTATTGTCCATCCAGCCATAGCGTGCGCCTTTCTCTATTTCACGTGAATGTTCTGCTCTAATCTGAGCGGGTGTTTTAGTACCGACGACGCCCGATGTTTTTCTGAGAGGCAGTTGATTGGCTCCCTTGAACGGATCGGTCACTTTACCAGTTACGCCATAACCCGGTACTAAAACTCTAATAGCTCTCTCATTTAAGTCATCTAATCGTTTGATAGCATTACGGATATCCATGTCTAGATAATGAACTTTGACAGCGACTACTATCTGTAGAATGACGATAGCGATGAATGATATAGCTTCTATCATTTTAGTCTAAGTCCTTTTCAAAAGGTAGTGCTACTTTAATGCTGAGCAGTTGCTTGACGGCACTGGCTGAGTTAGCTACTGCTTCTTTAATGGCTAAGGCACTGTCTAAGACGCCCGCTTCTCTCATATCCTTAATCTCATCGGTTGTCAGATCTAAGCCTTGTTTTAGTTTAATACAATCATCGGAGGTAATCAGGCTGTAGATATCTTTTAAGTAACTTAAGTTTTGAGAGGTAAGGGCGATATCTCTGAGTGCCGTGCCTGCGCCGTAAAGTGCGCCATGCTTTTTAGCTGAGAGAACGGCGCAAACGCCATCATCTATTCTTAGCTTAGCTTCATGCCGTTCAGCTAAAGTATTAGCCCCGACCGAGATTTTAACTGTTTTAGATTTTAGACGCTTTTGACGGTCTTCAGGTAGCTTTTTAATGTAGCTGTCAAGGTCTTGATTTAGTGAGCCATTGAGGACAGTTTCAGTGCTTGTGACTTGAGCATTTTCAACCGTACCCAGATATTCCTCTGAGAATTGTTCAGGCGATAGAGTAAATGGTTTACAGTTAGAATATTTTGCGACGTCTTGCAAGAACTCATCCCGATTTTTGAAAGGCGGGGCAACAATCGAGACGTCGAGTTTTCCAGCCAGCTTATTAGAGACGATTGTTTCAAGTGCTTGACCTATGACGTCAGCAATGAGAATTATTCCTAAGCCAGGCTTAAGTTTAATCGCCCGCTCAAGAATTGGGATGATATCATTGTCAGTCTTGACAGTTTTAGGCAAAACTATTATGAGAGGATTATCATAATAACTTTTGAAAGAAGTCAAGTCGTTAGCTAAAGCGATAGTTGTTAATCCTTGGTTGAAAGCAAAGCCTTCTACAATATCGACGTCGATCTGAGGTAATTCTTGTTCAGATACGGTGATAGCACCGCCGTCAGAATTAGTAGCAGCTAAGTCAACAGCTTGAGCAAGTCGCTCATCACCTGTCGCCGTCAAAGCGATATTGTAATAATCTTTATCAGTCAGATCGGACGGTTTAATCGTAACTGCGTCAAGTTTTTCTAAAATATCAAAAGTGTCGTGGTCAATTAGGCTATTTAGTTCACGAGGTGAGATATCGTTCGAGAGGGGTCGATAATTATCATAAGTAAGTTTAGTTAAAACTACTGTTAAAGTAGTGCCGTCGCCCGCTTTTAGATCTGTTTTAGCACTAGCTTGACGAGCGATTGATATTGCTGAGTTTTCAATCGGATCAGCTACTTGTAAACTGGCTATGTTCGTAATTCCGTCATGAGAGACAGTCGGTTCACCATATCGATTTTCGATCAGAACATTGCCCGAGTTAGCTCCAAAAGCGCAGATAGCTGTATCATATATTTTAGTCAGACCACTCTTTATCTTAGACGTCAAGTCGTCACCTGTTACTACATTTCGCACTAAATTAGTTTTTGGCATTGCACACCTTTCTTAGTTCAATTTATAGCCCATTATTTTATTATTCTGGATAAAGACGTAACGCTTGTCGTCGATTGTGATCGGCTCGCCCGATTGATAAGGCTGAAAGTAAACAGGCGTGCCTTTAGGGCGGGTAATAGCATCTTTGCCCGAACTGTCAATAAGAGTGCCCTCGGTGATCTGCTCGTACTTCTCACGAGAAAGTGTCAAGCCTGAGTCGCTGCTAGACGGCAGTTCTACTAAAGTATAGCCAGGTGTCGGTTCCAACAAGTTATCCTCCTTAATCAATCATAATTACTACTGTTATTTTACAAAAAATGACGCTATATTGCAAGCGTCATTTAGTTGATCAGGACGATCGGTTAGGCTATTTTACCACCACCTTCTCTAATCCAGGTGTAATCGCCGGCTTTAGCCTTGACTTCCATGACGCCAAGAGCCTCACCGCCTGTTGCACCCTTTACTACTCCATTGAAAACATTGCTGTCAATGGAAGTCGGGGTGTTGGCGGGTACATCAAAGTCGAGTGCGTCAGCCAGACTGATATAGCCGTTGTCGTTCACGCCTTGAACCAGATACGGCACGTTAGCGATTGTAATAATCGCATCAGTGAACTTGACCACCTCATCATTTGTAAATGTAGCGGCGATTTTAAGCGTCGACTCACCTGCTGAAGCAGCCTCGGCATTACCGCTTTTATTACTTTTTTGAGCGATCACCTTATCGCCGGGGGCGACGTTGCCGCCGACCCGACTGTAACGATAAGTTCGACCGTCAGCTGTCCTTGCGATCTTACCTAGCACCTCTTGCTGAACGTCAGAGACGTAGTGAATATCGCTATTAGCTAATACATTGCGTACGTTTGCCATAACCATCCTTTCATTGTGTTATAAGGCTATTTTAGCAGAGAAAGTAGCTGATCAGCTGGTCGAGTCATTTTTATATGGGAGCATTGATTGTAGTTTTGTCAATATAAAAAAGCACCAGCTACGAGACATAAAGTTTGAGGACAACATGAACCGATACTGGTGCTTATGCCATCATAGTAGTACAGATCGCTCAGCAGGTCAATATGAGTTATCCACATTTTATGTTTTTATTACATCGTTATCATAGTGCTTAAGGCTTGTTATTGTGAAAGCACTATGATATTATAATAGTGTCATTTAAAAAAGGAGGACAGCATGATAGAAGTAGTAAATTTACAGAAAGCTATCAATAGCTATCTGAGCAGTAATATCAAGAAGCAGATAGCGATTGAGAATAGAATTATCGGTCATTATCTGGACAGAAACGCATGCTACATTACAGATGTAGCGATTATCAAAAACTATCTGGCTGACGATCCTGACGTAGAAGAGATCTGGCAACTTTTTGATATTAGAGATACAAAGCAAAACAGAGAAGAGTTCTATCAGATGCTGCTTGATTGTCTTGACAAGCGAAGGATTGCTGTCAAAATATGGCGCAAGCGCAATAACAGCAGTGTCTTCATGAATGATCATGACGTTGAATTGGGCGTCTTTTATCTGACGTATCAAGATCCAAGAAACATGATATCTGACGATTATGCGATTGTTCGTAAAGAGATGATCAAAAATGCTATGACTAAAGTTTTCTTCAGCCACAAGCTGTATCAGACTAGGCAAGATATTCTTGAACGTGTCAAGAAAGTAGCCGTTGAGGATAAAGACCGGGATAAGACTCCAGGGATGAAAGCAACGGGTGAGTTACAAGGCATCTCTAAAGAAGTAGTCGATGCTGTGCTGGATGCGCTAAAGCTGGCTATGCACGATATCATCTATGAGGCTGTTGGATTGGGCTGGTTCGAAAGCAGACAATCTCTTACGGTTCGAGACATGAGCTGGGTAGCTTACGAAATTGTTGAGAAGTTAGCTATCGAGGCTAGGCTTGGTACATCAGATTATCTTTACTACAGATAATGGGTAAAAATTATACCCTCTTGCGAAAAGAGGGTATAATCTAGTTTAGCAGTTAGTTAAAACTAAAGGAGGTTATTATGACTGCGGATAACAACACACCTGGTTTTATTGTACCAGATGTAGGTGAGAAGTCAAGGTTCCATGTTGACACTTTCGACTCAACAATTCTTTATGACAATAGTATGACCAGCAACCAGAAGATAGTCTACTTCTACTACTGTCAGCATGATCAGATTAGCGAGACGGCCGAGCAAGTCGCTAGCTTTCTCTATCTCGGCGCAAGCACCGTAAAGGAGGCTTGGAAGATTTTGGAAGAAGAAGGCTATTTGAAGCTGATTGAAAGAAAGGGGCGTGTACGTACGTATACTGCCATTTTTAAGTGCGGGCTATGGTAAAGAATAGGGAGGGCAATATGTCAAGTCACGATAAACAAAACTATCTATTAATGCCACAATCGCTTTTTGCATGTAATAAGTTCAGCTTAGCCGAGAAGGTAGTATTGGCTAGGGCGATGAGTTTCGGTAATCATCGCTATTACGAGTCGGTCGAGAAGACAGCATCGTTTTTGGGCATAAGCGAGTCGGTGGTTGAAAAGACGAGGGCTAAGTTTATCAAGCTAGGCTACCTTAAGAAGGTCGGCTATAGCAACAATAGAGTAGTCTATGAAGTATGCGACGACATTATCGAGAAAGATTGTCAAGTGAGAAGAATTACAAAAAATGACATTTCTTTTTGCCCAGAACAATCGCAGAATATGCAACCAACAATCGCAGAATATGCGATCTCTCAAAACGATACATATATATATAATAATAAAGAAGATAATAAAGATATACCCCCCCTAACCCCCCCCATGGGGGGTTGTGTGGCTCAAAAAGACAAAAATGATGGAAAAGACGAGGTTGACAATATCTTCAATTTATGGCTTAGCTGTTTTGGGCTTTCAGGGCGTAAATTGACGTCAGGAAGGGTGATAAAAATAAAACGCCGTTTGAAGGATTGCGGGAAAGAGCAACTGGAGCTGGCCATCCAGAACGCTAGCCAGGACTACTTCTATCGCGGCGATAACGACCGGGGCTGGCAAGCGGATATCGACTACATCTGTCGTTCAGCCGAGATTGTTGAGCGACTGGCGAACATAACGCCCAGAGCTGAAAGAAAGATGAGCTGGTGGGAACAAAAGCAGAAAGAAGAAGATGAGGCGCGGGAAGAACGGATTAAACATCCTAAGTATGACGAATTTGGTAGAGAAGCTCGAAGTGATGAAGCAGGGAACTTAGTCTATGTTTAGCGGGAAAGAAGAGAGGATTTTTGGTTAAAAGAAAGGAAGTTTCATGAGAATGAGATCAGATCCGCCGATGAGATATGATAGCGAAGCGAAAGAGTGGTGCGTTTTGTGGGAATGGCGAAAAAAGTTTGTCAGAAAACGTGATCAGAACAATGCTTTCATCAAGGGTGATAGCTGGTTTAAGTTAGCGGAGATGAACGGTGGTGATTGGTGGGCGTGGCGAGCAGTGCCCGAGATCAGAAATGGGCAGATGTTTTATCCTGAGAACTCAGAGCCCGTGAACAGTTATGACGAGATTAAGTTGGATCGAATGCTGGCTCAGCGTCAAGGATTTTAGTTATCCACACATCGTTGTCAATAGTGCTATGGCTACAATGAGATACCGCTTGACTTTCTATAAGCACTATGAGACAATAATAATATCAAGAAAGGAGGACAACATGAACGACGACAACGTTAATGAGATCAAGGGGCTGGCAGTAGCCTATGACGGTTGCCATAAGATTTATATCTGTGAGACTGAAGCGGATATCAAGAAGATGGAAGAGATGCATTATCAGATCCACGATATGAGTGAGCTGGAGGATATCTACAGCAGATCTTGTAGTCTGAGGTTCATCAATAGCGCAGATCTGAAGAAGTGTTTTGTGGCGCAAAGATTGGATGACGACGATGAGTACTAACAACAACGCTGTCGTGCCTCTCGACGAGTACTTGCGTCAAGACGCAATTCAGCAACGCTTGTTAGAGAGGCTATCCGAAGATGAGATGAGAAACTTTGCCGCTGAGCTGATGGATGTTTACAAAAGCAATTCAAAGTTACAGCAATGCCCGCCTGCATCGGTCACGTCAGCCGGACTGATCGCTAATACGATCGGTCTGTCGCTGAATAGCAACCTTGGCTTAGCATTTTTAGTGCCGTATAAAAAAGGTGAGGCTGGATATCGATGTCAATTCCAGATCGGCTACAAGGGGTTGATGCAGCTGGCTTTGGCGTCGGGGGCTTACTCACTAGTAAATGCTAGCGACGTTAAAGAAGGCGAGCTGACCAGTCGTGATCGGCTAACGGGTGAGTTTGATTTTGATTGGGAGATGGACGAGATTGCACGTGAAAAGCTGAAGACGATTGGCTATGTAGCTTTTTTTAGACTAAATAACGGTTTTGAGAAAATGTTGTACATGACTAACGAGCAACTATATGATCATGCTAAGAAGTTTTCAAAGAGCTTTTCAGGCAAATATCCTAAGAAAAGTCTCTGGTATACAGATTTTGAGTCAATGGCAAAGAAAACTGTATTGAAGCTGTTGCTGAGCAAGTTCGGACCCGTATCGCCAAAGCTGTCAATGGCTATCCGAGATGATCAGAAAGTAGACGGAAAGTACGTCGATAATCCAGGCAACGATCACGAGGGTGCTGATTTTCAGGCTAAGCGATCTGAGATGAAAAATAGCTTGAAGAAAGAGGAGGACAGAAAGACTGAACACATAGAAGAAGCAGAGATTGTCACTGATGAAAGTCAGATCTCTAAAGAAGAATTGGAGTCAATATTTAATAGTTGTGAAGGAGGATATAATGGTTAAAATAATACCGATATCACAAGATACCGAGCGTGATGCTTGGATGGAGTTCAGGCGAGGTAAGATTACAGGGACGTCAATCGGCAAGCTATATGAGAAAAACAGGAGCAAAGCCGCCATTGAAGAGAGCGGGGTGTTTAGTACTAAAGCTAATCTAGAGCTATACAAGGTTGTAGCGGGTCGGATTGCTGTCGGCGATGATGGTGAGCCGTCTCACGAGAGGGGGCTAAGGCTTGAGCGCACGGCTTGTAAGTTAGCGGTTAAGAAGCTTGGACTGAAGCACGGCGAATATAACGGCTATGTTTTTCAATCTGAAGTATCAGAATACGCCATGTCGTCGCCTGATAATTTTGAACACATCGACAATCCGACTTGGTTGATGGAGATTAAGTGTCTATCTACAGCTAGGCATCTTAAGATGATTTTTGAGGGTGAAATAGATAAAGAGTTTAGGTGGCAAGTAGCCGACAGTTTTCTGAATTGCCCAAGTGCCAAAGTACTCTATTTTGTCTTGTTTGACCCGAGAGTAGTAATTGACGAACTAGCGTTACACATCATCACTGTGAAGCGTGAAGATATCGCTGACGATATTGAGACATTAGCTAAAGTGCGAGACCGAGCGTTGAAACAGATTGACAACATTCTGGAGCAATTGAACGATATTGCTAAGAACAAGACTAAAGAAGAAGGACTGCTGGATGAGAACGACATTAAAATGATTGGAGAGAGCGATGGTATTAAGCAATACTATTCTGAGGACGTGGAGGGTGCAGGTGGACAATCCGTCGAGCTACCAGAATTACCTGAACCATTACAACAGCTGGATGAGCGACCGACGTGCGAAGGAGATAGATGCGGGACGGTGGTGGAGAGCCAAGCGGGACAGAGAGATACTACAAGCAACGATGACTGTAAGCGACGCCGAGCGGGCAAGAAGATTGAAGAAATATTGGAGCGAACCAAGGAGCTACTCTAATGGCGGGAACTAAAGCAGGTGCTAAGAAAGCATCTAACACAATGAGGAAACGATACGGCGATGATTATTATCATCGGATCGGTAAAGTTGGCGGTCAAAACGGTCGCACGGGCGGTTTTTACGCTAACCGAGAGAAGGCTAGAAGCGCAGGTGCTAAAGGCGGTCGGATTAGCGATCGTAGTGGCGTCAAGAATAAAAATAAACGACCACTTTGGGCTTTGCTGATAAATTGGCGTCGAATTGTCAAAGAATACATTAGTGAGCATGCGCATGACATAGCGTACGACGTCGTAGATACAGCCTATAGTAAAGGCGTTAGCGTGGATGATTTGCCTGATGTTCATATTACGGCTGAGTATTCAGCCGGCGACCTGGCTGATTTATACCTGGACAAGATTATCGAAGAGGTTGACACTACATACGGTGCTTACGAGCCAAGTGAGTATGTTAGTAGCAATTTATATAATATCCTTGCTGATGCTTTACTAAACTATATCACTGACGAAAAACAGAGCGATCTGTATTGGCAGGCTTACAAAGAGTTCAAGGAAGTGCAAGAGCGAGACGATGGATAGTATATGTCTGAAGTCTATATCGTGTGGCGGGCTGTTTGTAACTTGTAAGCGGAGCGAAAAGTTTACCCTTTATCCATGGAGCAACCTAGGCTACAAGGGGCTGATAGTCGTAGCAATGCCCATGAAGTCTCACTATCGAAAGGCTGATGGACGCTGGGCAACTAACCGTCTAAGAGAGCTATCTCTGCTGAGCAGTACGCTGGCTGACAGTTATGGGTATGCGATAGTCGTAGCCAGATCTGACGAGGAGGCTAACGATATTGCAACATCGTATGCTGATGGCAAGCCTGAAGCAAGACGTCTTATCCGATATTTTCAAGGTGTTGTAGATTAGTCATACATATTGACTTTCTATAAGCACTATGAGACAATAATAATATCAAGAAAGGAGGACAACATGAACAAAGCAAGCCAGCGTCGATACCACTGGCAAAACGGTCGAGTGATAATTGAGCGAGATATTATCGGCGACCACAACGACAAAAGCATCGTAATCAGCTTAGGAATAGTACTTCTATTGTTCTTACAGCTGGCAATACATGCTTTTGGAGCATTACTCATAGGATAATGTATGTGTAGCGGTTTTTCTAAAGAGGAGGGCTTACGGGCAAAAGTACTAAGAAAGCTAGCCAAGCTATTCAAAAAGCTCAGGCTAAGCAAGCTGTCACAGGTAGTCGGTTATCTCGGTTTAAGATTTACTTTGAAGCGATTTGACGGCAAGACTAGGCAGACTAAGAGTGAGATTGAGCGTCGCCACAATATATTTGACGATACTCGACCTCACGACGACACGGACGATTTGATAGAAGCGTTAGAGTTTGAAAACTTTATGCGAGACGAATATGAGAAAAAGTAAGTTAGTTTAAGGAGAGGAGAGGAGAGAAGTAATGAAAACTTACGTATTAAATAGAGACTGGACGATGTTCAGCAAAGGTGAATTATTTAAGAAAAATGACGATGGCTGTACAACATACACCCTAATTAGCAATGAGGATATTTTAGCCAGAATACCAGATGAATATTTAGATGAGAAAAGTCATACCTGGCGACCTGGTAGTGGTGAAGTGTATTACTACATCGACGACGACACAACAGTAGAGGCGACGGATTTTTGCGATGGTTACGCTAATGACGAAGGTAGAGTTGCCATTGGTAACTATTTTGAGACAAATGAAGAGGGTAAGCGCATGCGTGATTGGCTCGAAGCTCGCCAGATGCTAATCAATAGCGGGGCGCAGTTTACTAATAGGACTGATAGAACATATTATAGTGTTAGATACAACAAGACCGATAACGTACTAGATGTGTACCGTCATATTTCTAGAAATGACCTCTATGTCGGTGCTAAAGTTTTATGTTTTACCGACAACCAGCTAGCTGAGGACAGCATCGAGAAGCACAAAGAGAATTGGCTAGTCTACTTGGGAGTAAAAGAGGAGTCTGGAGAGGAAAGCTAAACGGTTATGAAGAATGCCCATATTATCAATCTGATAAGGTTTTACGCTGAAAATAACGACGCTGAGTTCAGAAAGGAGGCCTACAAGATTGCTAGTGAATTTGACAAGTTGGGTAAAACCGATTTGTCAGAATATATCATAGCACTTCTGTCTGATGCTAACGTTTGGGTGCCACAAGAAATTAAAGAAGTGAAGGGAGAGGAAGAGTAATGGCGGGTTGTGGAACAGTAGGAGAGGCTCTAATAATTAACGTCGGCGATAAAGAGTTGGAGGACTGGGATTTAGAGGAGCTACAGAAAGATGCGCCATTAGGTGTTGCAGTAGTGAAGGTCATTTATTGGTATAAGAAAGAAGGCTATGAAGGCTATGGTACAGTTGCCTATCGGGACTCTTGCCATAAATGGCACATTGATGACCTGAGTCACTGTTCATGTTTTGGACCGTGTCATAATGGCTTTTGCGACATAAGCTACTCTCTCAGTGATATAAAGAAACTTCTCGAGAAAGAAGATTACTACGAAAATGGCGGTAAAGAGATACTAGACTATCTGAGGAGCGAGGAATAAACTGGATGATAACTAGGAGGGCGATGATGGCGAGTAAAAACCAACCGCTACACAACACGATAGCTGAGCTCTGGCGTAGCGTGAGGATTGACAATATTAAGGTTGAGCAGGTAGGGGGCAAGACAGTCCTTGACCCATGTTGTGGCGGGAGGATGTTTTACTTCGACAAGTATCATCCGCTCGTCGTATATGGCGACGTGCGCCAAGAGTCCGTCTCTATGACCGATCGGGGCAAGCTTAAGGCATTGCCCTATCAGCCAGTTTTCGGCGATAAGCAAGGCAAGAAGCGATGGTTGTTTTTTGCTAAAGGAATACCGCAAAGTGAAGAAAACGAAAGGAGTAAGTGATGACGAAGAAAATAGTATTTAACATAATGCAACTTAGCAAAGCCATGGCCGCTATGACCAGTGTAGCCACTGCGCTATGTTATACAACTGAAGACGAACTTAAACTTAGTAATGTCTCAGCTGACTATTTGGATGGAGTGTTAGCACTAGCAAAAGAAATGAGTATTCACGCCGACATGATATATGATGTCGTGATTGATGAACGTGACGACATGGACGAAACGGCAAAGATATACATCAAAGCTAACAAGGCGAAACTAGCCGCTGTGACCGATGAGCTTGAGTCGATAGTCGATAAACTTATGAAAAAGGAGAGAAAAAATGAAAAGTAACAGGCGGGCATCTGAGACTTGGGTAACTATCGCTTCTACGATAATCCTATTGCCTTTAGCGGTGGCGATATTTGCCCTATCGACGGTCTTTACCCGTGACGTCATTCACAGTGCCACCCTGCCCGATGAAGACCAAGCCAAGTGCGAGAGCCTAGGCGGTAAGTGGTCGGTCAACCACCAGTGCTATAACGCAGGCGAGCCGACGACGATTAAGGAGCTGAAAGAGAGTTTGGGGAGTACGGCACGATGAATGAGCTACCAACTAAAGAAGTCCTTGACCGTTACAAGAAGATAGGCTTAGTCGACAGACGAGTAGACAAAGAGCGTGGGCTGAATATTTATGTTTATACGATGTTCACCCAGAAAGAGCGACTATGGAACTATGTCACTCTGAACGCCAGAGGCATCGTTTATGACGACAAAGGCAGACTAATCCAACGCTGTTTGCCTAAGTTTTTCAATCACGACGAGCCCGACGGCATTAGAGTGAGGGAGCTATACCGTGTCAGCCCGGGTCGTAACGACGTCACTGAAAAGCTGGACGGCTCACTGATTAAAGTGACCAACGACCCTGAATACGGTCTGGTAATTACCTCTAAAGGCAGTTTTCAGAGTGACCAAGCCAAGATAGCGAAGCAGTTGCTGGACGATAAATACAGGTCGTTCAGTTTTGCGCCAGGACTAACATATCACTTTGAGCTAATCTCACCTCAGAATAAGATTGTCATCAACTACACCGATACCGAATTGGTGTTGTTGTGCCTCATAGATAACGAAACTGGGCTTGAGATTGAACCTGTAGATAGCCTGTTCAGGCGACCGACTAAATATTCAAGCAGAGTGCTTGACAATATTAACGCCATAAACAGAAATGGCTTGCATGAAGGTGTGGTGGTCAATTATGGCAGCTACCGCCTAAAGTACAAGACTGATGAATACATTAGGTTACACCGTGTCGTCACCAACTACACTACTAAGCGTGTCTGGGAAGACCTGTCGAACGGACGTGAGACCGACCGTCTGAATACGCCTGAAGAGTTCATCAATTGGCTAAACAGGACGGAAAATAGTCTGAAGAATAAGTATAACGAACTGTCGGCTGATGTGAGCATGGCTATCCTGTATTGTAGGGACATGACTAACAAGGAGGTAGCTACCTGTCCGAACCCATTTATTGAGAAATATAAGAGTTACGTTTTAGCCTATCGTTCAGGCAAAGACGTGCCTCAGATGATGTGGCAAGCTATTAAACCGAAAGGAGGAGTGAAATGAATGACGATAAAGGGGCGAATATACTGGCTAAGCATAGGTCTACAAAACTGGATATTCTAAAAGAGATACATATCATCAACTCTCAGCTTGAGGCTATGTTGGAAGCAGTCGAAGACATGAGCTTGTCTAGAGAAAAGATAATAGATGATGTTCGGGAACGTGTCGACCGTTGCGATGACAGCCTTGACGCGATAGACCGCTTACTCGTCGCCATGCGCCGTCTCTTAAATGACGCCCTAAGCATCGGAGAGGACACTACAAAATGAAACTATTACTACTGAAAGGCTTGCCCGCCTCAGGTAAAACCACCTTTGCTAAGGAGCTTGTCAGAAACGACGGTAACTGGATACGGGTGAATAAAGACGATTTGCGCAACATGCTACATGGCGGTAAGTGGGCATCCAGCCGTGAGAGGAAGACAGTTGCGTGTGAGCGATGGCTTGTCGAATTATTGCTAGATTGGAAAAAGAACGTGGTGGTGGACGATACTAACCTAAACCCAACTCACGAGCGATACTTTAAGGGTTTAGCTGAAAGCCATAATGCCGACTTTGAGATAAAAGAGTTTGATACACCGTTAGAGGAATGTATCAAGCGTGACAATGCCCGCCCTAACGGCGTCGGCGAAACGGTGATACGAAAAATGTACAATCAGTATCTTAAGCCAGCCCCTGCTAAATATACGCCAGACCCCATGCTGCAGCCCGCTATCGTTTGTGATATCGACGGGACTTTGGCTCATATGCGCGACAGGTCGCCGTACGATTGGAGTAAGGTAGGCAATGACAAGGTAGATATACCCATTGCTTGGCTCACCAGCATCTTGTTTAGAAGCGTCAGTGTAATTCTAGTATCAGGCAGAGATGAGAGCTGTCGGAAAGAGACTGAAGACTGGCTAGCCAAGAATGCTATCTGTTACACCAAGTTGATTATGCGAAAGGAGGGAGACAATCGACCAGATGAGGTGGTCAAAGAGGAGATATTTAACGAGAATATCAGAGGAAACTATAACGTCAGATTTGTCTTGGATGACCGAAACAAGGTAGTCGATATGTGGCGTCAATTAGGATTAAAATGCTTACAAGTAGCGGAAGGAGATTTTTAGGATGTGTGACGAACTTTCGCACAAGATACGTCTCAGCCTAAACGAAGAGGTGGATTTTCTGCATACATGTGCCGACACGATAGAAGACATAGTCAAGGAGTCAGGAGATTGTATCGATGTGGCAAGGCTATATAGAACTATCGACATATTGAAGCGGTCAATCGACAGGGTGCGTCATGACGTTGATGACCTAAACCGATATCACAAGGAGCTAGAGAAGAATGCCGAACCTAAACGAACAAGTTAAAAACCTGCTTGGCGATATAAAGATCTGGCTAGACAACGCCAGGATGCTCAAGATATACGCTAGAATGGCTCACGTTATCATTGACGCTGGATTAGACCCTAGAGACTTAGACAATGCCGGCGGAGCATATCTAGACATATCCGACGAAGTCTATAAGTCATTTGCCATCGGTCACACTAAAGAGATAAATAAGCTAGGCGACGTATTGGTTAGGATAATACTGAGGGCTGGCGTGTACGATATGATTATAGACAAGCCAAGCGAGTATCTAGAAGTAATGAGCAAATGTGTCAAGATAAATGAGGAGAGAAAGAAATGAACAATATCTATCCAGACATAACACTTAGTAAAGGGTGCGTGTTGTTAGACCGAACCCAGGTACTCTTCTATCCACCAGCGTCCATGCTTGATACGAGTCATATGAGCTATGGCATCGTTGTCAAGTCGAATAACAGAATAATAAATAAGCTGTTGCGCAAGATTGCATCCTCTAAAAGAGAAGACTATATTGTAGTTTTCTTCAACTATAGTTGCGGGAGTAGTAGTGTCTGGTGTGAACACAAGCCGCACATCATCGTTCCTGACAATGGGATTTTAGGGATAGCAATAGTGTCTCGTGCCGATCTAGAGGAATACGCCGAAAATAGAAAGCGTGAGGAGCGTGAGCTAATCGACGAGCTGGAGTCGTCGCAGAAAGGACAAAAGATTTACTGATGGTGCAGAAATGGTACTGCTTGGTATGTGACTACTGTGGCGATGTGATGAACTATTGGGAGCGTTCATCGGTAAAAGAGGCACTAGCTGCTGAGCGTGAACTCGTCAAGGAAAGCGTTATATTTTCTAATGGTAAGACGTTTTGTGGTAGAGAGTGCTACAAGAAATATCTGGTTAATCACTGCCGTAGCCAAGATGATACGGATAAATAACGTAATGACCGAGTCTGATTTACAAGTACAAGTAGCTTATTACCTTAGGTTGCAATACCCTGACGTTATTTTTCACTCTGACTATGGTTCAGGGGTAAGGCTAACCGGGTATCAGGCTAGTGTACAGCGTAAACAGAACGGTGGAAGACGAGCCTACCCCGACATGTTCATTGCTAAAATGATGCACGGTAAGGGTGGGTTATTTATCGAGCTGAAGAAGGAGGACACTAGACTGAAGAAGCAGGACGGTACTTGGGCTAATCATCATCTAGCTGAGCAGGCGGAGATGTTGGAGAAGCTCAGAGGCGAGGGTTATGAAGCTACTTTTGCCGTAGGCTTTGACGAAGCTAAAGAGATAATCGATAATTATCTGGGTAAGAGAATGACTAACAAGGAGCGGTTAGGCAAGGAGGGCTTTTGATGTGAGTAGAAAATACACCACGCATAAAAGTAAGTTATCCAAAATTGAAGGAGGATATAAGACTAGAGATAAGAATATAGCCAAGTACGGAGCAGACTACTACAAGCGGATTGGTTCAAAAGGCGGTAAGAATAGTACTATGCGTTGGTTTAGAGACGTACCTGGAAGTGCCAGACGAGCCAGGCTGGCTAGACAGCGTCGACGGCTAGGGCGTATAAAAGGCTGGAAATATGATTTGGCTGATTTATTGGGGTTAAGGTCATGAAGAAAGATTGGGACAGCATAGCTAACGTTATATTGGTTATCGGCTGGGTGATAATAATGATATTGATGATTACCACCCATTGACACGATATGCAAGTATGGTGGACTAGCTACATACAATCGTGAATGCATCAGCTAGCAGTAGTCACGGTTGGAAGCCCGCATCAAAAAGGCTATATGTCCCGAGGTGCGGGTCTTTTGTTTTTGTCATCATCATTGTAATAACATCATCAACTTGACGTCATGA